GCGGCGCTGGTAAAGCCGCGAAAGGAAGCTCCGGAAAGTCCGCTGCCGAAAGAGCAGCGGAGGCCCTGCAGCGTAAAATTGACAGCATGGCCGAAAAAGTGGCGGAGTCTATCAACACATATCAAGCTAAGATAATGGATGAAACCGGCACCGCGTATGAAAAGGGAATGGCCAACCTCCAGGCCGACATTGATAAGACGCAGGACGAAATTAAAAAAGCGTCGGCGCTGGGAATAGATACGACAGAGCTGCAGTCTAAACTTGATCAATACTCACAGGCAATCAAGGACAAATTGGTTAAAGCCTGGAAGGAAGCCAACGAGGATATTAAGCAAGATACCGATCTGACCTGGGCGCAAATAAACGACTCGGCGGCGTCAGCTGCTAAGGTGCAGTACCAGATTGACCTGACCAAGCTCAATCGAGAAAAGGAAACGAAACTGAAAGAAATCGCCCTGACCAAAGACTCGGTCGAGGCGCAGGCAGAACTGCAGGCGTGGTACACTGCCAAAGCCACGGCACTGGCCAAAACGCTGGAAACAGCACTGGCCAAAGAGCCTAAAACGTGGCGGAGTGCATGGCGTACGGCCATGCAGAACGTGTTAGACGATATGGGATCCATCGGCAGTCAGATGATGACGGCCATGCAGGGCGTTGCCCAGTCAATGTCGGATGGCTTTACCGACTTTTTCACGGATATCCTGACGCTGGATTTTGATTCTATCGGGGATGCTTTCTCCGATATGCTCAAAAACATGCTTAAATCGATCGCCCAGTTTTTGTCTAACAAATTGGTCACGCAGCTGTTTAACACGTTGCTGGGGAGCACTAACATCGGATCCGGCATCACCGCCACATCCGACGGGAGCGGCGGATATACGCTTCCGACCGTAACGGTGTCAGGGGCCCGGGCATCCGGGGGACCGGTCAGCGCCGGCCGGGCGTATCTGGTCGGGGAGAACGGGCCGGAATTATACATCCCGTCCTCTAACGGCACCGTGGCCAACCGGGTGTCCGGCAGCGGGGACTCCCAGCAGACCGTGGTCACTGTCACGGTCAATAACACGACAGATCAAAAGATGCAGGCCACGCAAAAGACGTCTACCGACGGCACCGGGCGGCAGCTTAAGGAGATTATTATCAGCACAGTGGGGCAGTCCTTATACACCAATGAGGGCGGCATCCGTGATATGGTGGCCGGCGTGAGAGGGGGCTAACATGGATTTTCCAACAATTCAAAATCCGGTATATCCACTTAAAGAAAACATCGTGGATCACACCTGGAAGGGCGAAACGGACAATGATACGATCCTGACGCGCCCCCGATTCACCAAGATTAAACACTCTTTTACGCTTACGTGGGACGCCCTGCCTATCGCTGATCTGGCCACACTGCACAGCTTTTACGTTAACCAGGCACGGCAGGGGGCCCTGGCGTTTAATTGGACCTATCCTCCGGAGCCCGGGAGCCCCTATGCCGGGACTGTGTTTAGCATGAGGTTTGACGGTGACTGGGAGATGTCACTGTCGGATCCGGGGTATTACTCCGGATCCGTGAAACTGACGGAGGCCTGAAAATGGATCTATCAACGGCATCGATAATCGAAAAAAACAAAATGTCCTCTGACGGGGTGTGGCTCCTCCTCCTTGATATCAAATACAAGGACGAGGACACCCTGCATCTTGTATGTAACAACGAGGACATAGTCTTCCAGGGCGTCACCTATTACAAATATGCTTTTTCGATCTCCAGCGTCAAGGACAGTACTACCGAGCTCTCCGCACCTACCATATCGGTGGCCAACACGACCGGGGCGCTGCAGTCTATCCTGGAGGGGTATGACGGCATCTCCGGGGCAAAAGTGGCCATCAGAGCTATTAACTCCAACGTGCCGGATGAGGCGGCAGATGAGGCTTATTACATCGTCTCTAACTGTGTGAGCGAAAAAGATGTGATCACCATGACACTGGGGTCCGGGGTATCGCTTACTCGGAGATGGCCGCGCGAAAGGGTACTTAAAGATTACTGCCAGGTTAAGTACAAGGGCTGCCGATGTGGGTATACCGGGGATTTGGAGGCCTGCAACAGGACGCTGACGGACTGCCGGGCGCATAAAAACAGCGCCCGATTTAATGGGGAGCCGGCGATCCCGCAGGGAGGACTCTATGTCAATAAGTGATCTGATAGGTACGCCATTTGCGCAGATGCGGTGCTGGGATCTTGTGCAGGAGATATACCGGAGAGATGGGTATCTCCTGCCAGATTACACGGCTCTTTTAGCCGACGGGCGCCCCGCGGCGGGGGCATACCTGGAAGAAATCAAAAAGCCGGAAAAAGGCTGCATATGCGTCTACAGCCTGCAGGGCGGACAGGTAGACCACGTGGCGGTCTATCTCGGGGAGAACCGCATTATCCATGCCACCGAAGGGCTGGGCGTCTGCATAGAGCCTTATAGCCGCTATTTATGCAGGCTCAAACATATGTACAAAAGGAGGGAAACATGATCCACGTTATTGTCGTCAAAAATCCGTTTGACGTGAGGCAAAAAGAAGATTACTACGACCCCTATATCGTAGGACAGCCTGTCTCCGGGTATCATCATCCCGAGGAGAGCGAGCACTACAGCTACAGTATCAACGGATTGCCTGCCCTCCCGGACGCCCTGCCCCAGGATGGTGACGAGATCGTGGTCATGCCTTATGTAGGCAAAAAGGCACTGGGGTGGGTGCTGACCATCGGCATAGCCGTGGTGTCCGGGGGCATCGGCGCCGGCCTTATCGGCGGCATGACAAGCGTATGGGCACGCATCGGGGTCTCCATGCTGGTCAGTGCTATCGGGGGCGTGCTGGTCAACAAACTTACGGCGACCCCTAAGGTCGATACCACCAACACGGAGCAGTCCAATACATACGGCTGGGGCGGCGTGCAGTCTCTGACGGGGCAGGGTTATGTCCTGCCTGTAATCTATGGCAAAATGAAAACCGCAGGAATTATCCTGCAAAGGCACGTATACAGCGACGGGGAAAAGCAGTATCTCAATCTCCTTATAGCAGTGGCCGAAGGCCCGATCGACAGCATATCCGATATTAAGATCGACGGAAACCCGGTCGAAAACTATGAAGACGTCGAAGTCGAAACAAGACTGGGGACTAATGATCAGGCAATTATCAGCAATTTTGGCGACAGCTACGCCGATACGGCGCTGGGGTATGAACTTAACTACAAAGACGGGGAAGAAAGCACATGGTCTCATTGGCAATTAGACGGGAATGCGGCGCAGGGGATAGAAATTACCCTGTCATTCCCGAACGGGCTCTATTACTCGGATGATAAGGGCAACCCCTCGGATACCTGGGTTCAGCTGCAGGCGCAGTTTCGCAAAGTCGGAGATGCCGACTGGTATGATTTGCCTATCCAAAATGAGACAAACGGGCAAAGGACTAAAAGAGTCCTCGTGCCTCTGTTGGGGTATATCTATGTCTTTGACAAGGATGCCGATAAGCAGTATGACGGCCTTATACACGCCTCCACCAGCACTGCCTTCTACCGGGTATACCGGTATTATGATTTAGACCCCGGACAGTACGAGGTGCGGGTCCGGTGCATCGGCAAAGCCGGCACGTCTATCAGATACGCCAACAAAGTGCAGTGGCAGGGTGTCACGCAGGTCATTTATGACGACTTTATCCATCCCGGCAAGGCTCTTATCGGTATAAAGGCTCTTGCGACAGACCAGCTGTCGGGCAGTGATCCTACGATCACTTGCCTTGTAGAGCGCAAGCATGTCCGGATTTGGAACCCCACTACCATGGAGTATGAGGACCAGCCGGCCAACAATCCCGCATGGGCATCCTACGATATCCTGCATCACTGCCAGGTAGTGGACAAGCTCGGCACATACCCCTCTCCCACCTTTACCAGGGCATCAACCGCCTATGATAATGATGGTAATAAGGTAGCTGTCAATGTGCCGAGATTTACGGATGAGGGGCTGATGATTGAAGAAGGTGTAACCAATTACATTCAATCAGTTCAAAATACTTATCAAAACATGGATATATATAATCCCGGTAGTGCAACTTATACGGTATCCACCACCCCTGATAGTGATGGCTATTATACGATTACCATAACAGGAGCTACCCTAAATTATATCCGATTTAACAAATCAGGTATTGCGTCCGCAACATACTATGGGTATATCACGGCTTATGTAGTTTCAGGGACGGCATTTGTTGGTTCCACAGGGGCTGAAAAGCTCATTACTACCACTCCTACAAGATTTGCAATTAATGGTAGGACGTCAAGTGATGCCTATTTAGGATTTTACAATATTACTTCGGGTACCGTTATCAAAGCTAAAAATGCCATGATAACAACATTACCATACGATGTGTCGTATATTGATGCAGGTGCTACAAGGGCAGAAGAGATGCTATATAACTCGGCGTTCATCCATAACCCCGTTGAAGGCGAAATCCAATTTAATTGGACAAATCTATGGAATACGCCTGCTAACTACATGAATCAATTACCGCAAAAATCCCAAACACTTATACATGTGGGGGCTGCTTATTATGGATTAAACAGTTTTGGCCTGTATCGCACTGGCGGTAACAATAATGCACTGTCTTTTTTGGGACGCAGCAGTGTGAGTACGGGGGGCTGGGGATTAAATAAGGGTGTTACTGTGTCGGGGATAGATGCCGTGGGTGTAAAGCACCGCATAGCAATAGCATGGCACGACTCACGCTATCTCTGTCTGTCTGTTGATGGGACGGAGGTACTGAAAGATGCTGATATAGGGAGCGGGACGTTGACCGCTCTCACAAAGATAGTATTTGCCCAGCAAAACGGAGGGGTGGTTAATGCGAAATACTCGGATATCAGGGTGTCCAACACATTTCATTCTGCGGAGCGTAGAGCATCAGACGCCCAGTTAGGACGCCTGCAAGTAGAGGACGATACTACATATTACTTGCCACTGACGGAGGATATACAGCCGGATATGATCATGGATGTGCCGGACGGAGTGGATCGGGGCAACATGGACTATTATGCCTTTGATGCGTGGGCGGAGAGATGTGCCGCTGAAAACATCGAGTTTAACTACCTGTACGACACCGCAATGCGGACGTGGGATGCCCTTGCTTATCCATCCCGGGTAGGCAATGGCGCCATTTTGATGATGGGGGCAAAATTTACGTGCACCTATGATTATGCGTCTGACCCGGTGCAGCTTCTGACTGTAGGCAACATCAAAAAAGACAGCTTCAAGGAGGAGTTTCAGGATACCTACAATCGGGCAAATTCTTTAGAAATCTCCTTCCTAAACGCCGATAAAGACTATGATCGGGACATCCTGCCTGTCTATGGGGATAACTATGACTCTTCGGACACGGTAACCGATCCTACCCAGATAGAGCTTATGGGATGCACCTCCCGGCAGCAGGCGTGGCTGTACGGCAGGCGTAAGCTGCGTGCCAATCAATATGAGATCCGTGCGCTGGAGGTCGGGGCGTTTGCGGATGCCATCGCCTGCCGCATAGGTGATGTGATTACCATTCAGTCTGATGTGACACTCTGGGGCGCCGGTGGCCGTATCAAGGCGGTCAACGGCAATGCGGTGACACTGGATCAAGAGCTTACGGAGTCCTATGACAAGATAAGGGTGCGGGACAGTGCCACCGACAAGCTCTATGACACCGTCATCACAAATACTAACAAGGACACCGTCTATGTCAGTGATGCTACGGGCATCAGCGCCGATGCTGTATATGCCCTGTATAAGCAGGGCAAAAAGCCAAAGGATATACGGGTGCTGTCAATAGAGCGGTCTCTGGACGATCAAACGCGGATTATCCGGGGGGTGGAGTACTACCCGGAGCTCTACGAGATTGATACCAGTGTAGTGCCTGATATAGAGTCCCCGGACATGTCGGTGCCCGCGCCGTCCAATCTGCATCTGTCCGCTGCCACCTACAAAGAGAAAGACGGCACCATAACGAGCGTGATCAACTGCACGTGGGATATCCCCCGGAGGCAGCTGTATACACTGCATGTATGGGCGCGCCCCGAAGGGGAGGCGTGGCAGGAGGCGATAGTCCTAACAGCGGGAGAGGTGCAGGCGACAATCGCCAATGTACGGACGCTCTGTAATTATGATGTAAAAATCTACTGTACCGATGACCTGGGTCGCAAGTCTGAGGAGGTGTCGGGCACTGTGTATGTCTCCGGCAAGGACCTGCCCCCCTCGGATGTGGCCTCACTGACGGCGGTGCAGGACCCGATCCTGCCAAACGTCCTGCATCTGTCATGGCCGGAGGTTAAGGACGCCGATCTCAAGGGGTATATCTTATATGATGCCTCCTATACCGCAATGACTGATGTCATCTACGGCAGTCAGATCGCTATGCAGATTGATAAGTCCGGCACCTATCAGTACCGCATCAGGGCCGTTGACCGGTCGGGCAATGTGTCTGATAACTATGCATCCACGCCGGTCATGACGGTCGCGGTCGAGCCGGATAACGTGCTGCAGTTTAGTGCCACCAAAAACGGCTATAACTACATCCTGACGTGGCACGCAGTGTCCAACAGCGGGGCATCTTACGAGATCAGAGATGGTATGGATTATGACCGGGGAGTGCTGGTGGCCAGAGACATATCGGGTACCAGCAAGGTGTACACGCCCTCCAGCGAGGGCATCGTCCGGCTGGGAATCAAAGCGGTCAACAGTGCAGGTCTGTATAGCCGGGATGCCGCATATATCACGATTAACGTGTCGGCATTGGCACCCAAAAATGTGATCTTATCTTATGATGATCTGACCAGTCAGGGGGGCACCCGGGCAAATACAGTGTTTGCGCAGTCCTACTACACCTGCTTGACTCTGCCGGGGGCTTGCAGCGACTACCCGGACCTGCGCTGTAATGATTTTGGGCAGACGGTGCTGACGCTGTCTGACGGAGGGGCGGAGGGCACCTACGAGGTCCATCACGATATGGGGGCCATCCTTACCGGCAATCTCACCATCAACCACACATCCAATATGCGCCTTGAGAGTGATGTCACCGTCGGGATTGAGTACTGCCTGTCCGTCGATGATGTCAACTACTCCGCATGGCAGGCATACGGTCCGACGGAGATATCAGCGCGGTACATCAATGTAAGGGTGACCCTGAGTACCACGGACGCAACAAGGCTCCCGGAGCTGTTAGCTCTGACGGTCTCTCTGGATGTGGACGATAAAACAGTAACCGGGGCGGTCAGTCTCCCGGCCGGCGGGGCGTGGGTGAGCTACGGCTACACCTATCACCAGACTCCGGCCGGAGTGGCGCAGGCGCTGGGCGATGGAGTGGCCGCGCAGGTCACGCAGATCGAGCTCACCCGGGCGTACATTAAGGTG